CACTAATTACATACCCCAATCACTGGTATGCCCGTTCCTGTACGCGCAATCGACCGTCTCCGCAAGGCCGCCAACCTGGAGCCGGTCAAAAAAGTAGTCGAGCTGTCTGATGGCAGCAAGTTTGAAATGTGGGTGGCACCGCTGACAATGGCCGAGCGCGAACGCGCCCAAAAGCAGGCCAAGTCTGACGACGCCAACGCCTTCGCACTCCAACTGCTGATCGCCAAGGCCCTCGACGAATCCGGCTCCAAGCTGTTCAGCGTCGGCGAGGTGGATGTGCTGAAAAACGAGGTGAAGGACAAAGACTTGCAGGCTTTGATGCTGGCGATCCTGACCGACGACGCCGAGCCCCTCGACCCAAAATCCTGAGTGCCGAACTCCGCAAGGATAACTGGCTCATGCTCCAGTTTGGCGTCGCCAAGGAACTGGGCCTAACCCTTACCGAAGTTCGGACAACCATGACCGCCGAAGAGTTACTCGGCTGGAGCGCCTACTTTCAGATCCTCAACGAGGACCAACAGAAGGAACTGGAAAAAGCTAAACGCCGCCGCTAGCCCGGCGGCTTTTTTGTTGCGTAGACTGTTTTTACGGACGAGCTTAAGTAGTGACCACCTACGACGCAACTATCAATCTGCGCGTATCGGGCACGCAGGCAGTTGACGGTGTATTCCGAAGAGTTGAGCAGCTAGAGAGCCTTATGCGCTCTATTAGCTCCAAGCCCCTTGATTTGAGCAAGCCTTTCGGCAGAGGCGAAATAGCAGATAGGTTTGGGGCAGTAACAAAACAACTTAACGAATTAAAAAACGGTTTTATTAATTCTGAACGAGCTATAGAACAATTTAATAGCGGGTCTAAACGCACTATTGCAAATGCACGAGCTATAGCGGACGGATTTAAATTTATTGCTACTAATAGCGATGTAGCATCAAATCAATTTAGAGAATTTACACTTGCTGCTACGCAAGCTAGTGCCGCAGCAAACGTACTCGGACGTCAACGCCTCCGTGTATTAAACGAGGAGCTTACAGGTGTAAATAGGGCAGATAAGACTATCGGTGGTAGAGGGGTTGTTGCTTCCATCATCTCTTCAGGACGAGACTTAACCAACAGCATTGCAGCATTAGACGCCTATAAAAATGAACTGGAAGACACTTTAAAGCTTGTTGAAATAGGCAGTAATGAGTTCCGTGCTCTAGAAGAATCTATTGCAGGCGTTGAGCAACGTTTGAGTACTGCGCGACTGGCAGGCCAAAAGTCCGTAGCACCTTCTGCTGCAGGCCCAGCTACACGTATAGATACTGTTGCAGCTTTTGAAAAAAAGGCGGCTTTTGCGCAAAAAGTTGCCGACCTTGAATACAAGCAGCTGATTACAGGCCAACAAATTGTCCAAGCGAAATTAAAGGAAACTCAGCAGGAAGATCTACAAAATCGACTGGCGCAGGCCAGCGAAGCGCTACAAAGCAATGAGCTAGACCTTGCTAAACGTCTTACTACTGAGCTGCGCAACCAGCGTATAGCCTATGAACGCGCTAATCGCGCTGAGGAAGCGCTCATGCGGCCAACCTCAATGGTGGCTGGTGCAGCAGAGTCCATAACAGGTCGCCGTCCCGGCGGATTAGCGCCAGTCCCAGGATCGCCGGCAGCGATTGCCGCTGCAGCAAAAGCCGCAACAGTAGCCACACCGGCACCTAGTAAAGCAACAAGTACAATCAACCAAAGCATTGATCTACAAAAACGCTATAACAACCTTCTTACGTCTGCTCAGATTCTTGAACAAAAAGCTCTCGGGTATAAGTCAAAGGGTTTACAGACAGACCAACAGATAGCCGCCCTTCAAAATACAATCCAAAGCATCCGTCAAAACGGCACAAATGTTACCAAACAGTACTTAGATGCGTTGGACAACGTACTTAATAGTTTGCGTAATGAGTTACGGCTTACTAAAGCTGTAGCGGATGCCAGAAAAGCTGCAGCAGCTGGAGCAGCAGCGCCCCAAGCCAAAGATGAAAGTGCAAGTAACAAAACTGCTGCCGGTGGCGCGGGCTTCCAAAATGCCTTGATTGGTGGCGCGTTCCCACTGTTATTTGGTGGCGGCGCTGGTGCAGTGCTTGGAGGTTTTGCCGGTGGATTTATTCCCGGCAATCCCATGATGTCGATTGTTACTAGCGCTATCGGTACTATTTTTGACCGCATAGTAGCTGGTGCTCGCGTAGCTGGTGAAGCTGTCCGCACACTTGATACTGCCATCCAACATATGGCAGATAATTCGCTTTTTTCATCAAAACAAACTGAATTTTTAGCGCAAAAATTAGAAGAATATGGACGCTATTCGCTAGCTGCGCAGGTAGTGCAAGAAGAACTGAACAGAAAAATAGGCGTGGATGGTGTAGCAAGTTTACAGCGACTTGGAGATAGTTCTTCAGACCTAACCAGAGCATGGGCAGAATTTAACCTGCAACTTCAAACCGCTTTAGCCGGTCCTCTTGCAGGCATACTTGATTGGCTGGCACAAGCTGTAGCCATAGTAAATAAAGGAGGTGAAACAGGAGCGCAGGTAGACGATTTAGCTAAAAGATTACCCCCAGAAAAAGCGCGAGAGATGCGTAATAGGCTCACAGGTGAGCTGACTATGGGCGGTTTTGGAGTGACCGCAAACTATGCAAAGGTACTCGCGGAATACGAACAATTTGCACAGAAAAAAGCAAAAACAGACCAAAAATTAAGCAACGAACAGCTAAACGAACTTATTAGCAATGGTGAAAAACTTTATACCGAGCTTGCGGATCTTGAACGTGAATTAAACGATAAAAAACGTCAGTACGCAGAACAGTATTTTGACATGAATTTGGCGCTTACTCGCCAGCAATACGATCTTACGGAGAAACTTCAGCGCAAAGCATTTGATACACAGATACAAGCTCTTCAGGAAGAACTAAAACTACTTAAGGCACAGGGAGAAATCCAAGTACAGATTGCCCGCAACGCGGCTGAAGCCCGGCGTCTAGACACTGCCCCTGGGTCCGACCTTGAAACAGCGCTACTTAGCGCAATCGACGAATACGGTATTCGCCGCCAAGAAATTGACAACGAATCTGCTGACCGCGAGCGCCAGTCCAAGCTGGAGATGATTCGTTTTGACGTAGAAAATGAGCGCTACAAGTTAGATGTAGCAAAATCTATTGCGCGTACTAACTTCGACAACCAAACTAAAATTGCCCGCATCAACCAAGAAATAAATAGACAAAATGATGCTGTAACCCGTAAAAATTACGAGTTACGCGCAAAAATTTTGCGTGATGAATTAGCCAACGCGCGTATGCAGGCGATTTTCATCATGGAGCAGGCAAGAGCCCTTAAAGAGCGAGGTGGTACTACTGACGAAATGAAGTATTACAACACACTTATTGCAGGTATGGTTAAAGCATTAGAAGAAACTGCAGATGTTCAAAAAAGGGCAACATCAGGCGAACTGTTTAATATCCCCGGAGCACTTCCGCAGATGGGAACACTTCCGCAACTTAATGTTGATACACGTGGCGTTGATGCGGCAAACACATCTTTACAGCAAAGACTGGCAGCTTATCAAGAATTACTATCTACACAAGGAAAACTTACACAGGAAGAAACAGCAAGATTACAACTACTTTCTCAAATTGAACAAGCTTATGTGCGTCCTCTTAGCGATATTGTAAAAGCACAAAAAGATCAATTAACTTATCAACAATACTACACACAAGAGATATATAAAGGTAGTATCACTGCTTTGGCTGAAGAGTTGGCCAGAATTGAGGCCTTGTTCCAGCCAGCACTTAACATTCTTGATACTCAGATAGCTCGTCTACAAGCACAGCAAGCGCTTACTAGTTTGACTGAAAAAGAGCTTGAAGTACTAAAAGCTCTTGTACAAGAGCGTGAAAGACTAAATAAAGCGGCGGGTGCTGCTACTGCGGGAGCTTATGAAAAGCAAGACCCAACAAACAGACTTCAGGAAGCACTTGTAGCTACTAAGGGAGAGCTAAACGATCTAACAGATCCGATTAATCAAGTTGTTGCTGGAGCTAAGGCTATCGGTGATGCTTTCCAGCAAGCCTTTAAGGGTCTTGTTTCCGGGGCAATGACCGGTCAAGAAGCACTGGCATCTTTCTTTAAGAGTGTCGGCGATCACTTCATGGACATGGCCTCCACAATGATTGCCAAACTTATTGAGATCTGGATTTTAGAAACTGTCCTCGGCATGATTAGTGGAGCAGCTGCCGGAGGTAGTTTTAAGTCCAAATCAAGTGCTGCAGGCAAGGCTACTTTTGGAGGCAGTTTCAAAGGAACAGGCGCTAGTACATTCGGAGCAGGGGGTATTCGCGTTCCTGGGTTTGCCTCGGGCGGTTTTGTTACTAGCCCTACCCAAGCCGTTATTGGTGAAGGCGGCGAACCGGAATACGTCATTCCCGCCAGCAAAATGCGTG